TAACAGCATCAATAAATTTAGCTAATGTTCTAATTCTTGTAACAGTAGCTCCTGTAAGATCATTACCTGTTGTTGTTTCATTGACAGATAAAAGTATTGATGAAATTAATCCTGTAGCATTACTAATTACTATTTTTGGTCTAGGTAACTGTCCTTTTTGAAAAGCAAAACCTGATGCTTGTATTGGAAATCTAAGGTATTCATTACCAGCCCATACTATTTTTCCATTAGCATTTAAATTACTACCAGCATGGAATCTATAAATTGTGTTTGCACCATGCAATGCTGTTGATAATTGAAGAGTAAACAATTCAATAATCGCTGATGGGTTAATAGATTGTAAATTACTAAATACTGCTGAATTTACTGACATTATGATGCTGGTTCAAATACTTGTCTAAAAGTAGCTTGAATTGTAGCCCTATTTTTATATGGTATTGATTTAGTCCAGTTTTCGCAAACAAATTTAAAGTTTGAAGCAGTTTCTCCAGGTAAATAATCTGCAGGAAAATCAAAACTATCACTATCATTTGCTCTAGCATCTAAAAAAGTTTCTATAGTATCTGCGTCTGTTTCTGAAACTTCATAAGTAAAATTAAAAACCTTTGGATTTTGATGTTGAGCCAATCCAAATAAAATTCTATGTTCATAACCATCAGCGAAACGAACAGTGCGAGTTAATGGTGCAGACCTTTTTTGTTGACCATAAGTAGGTTTTATTGAGGGAAACGTAGCCATTATGCAAGTAATCCTCCTGGTCTTTTCTGTTGTAATATTTCAGATTGTACTGCAACTGAGATAAGTCGACCAAGCTCTCTGCCTTGTTCTTCATCACCTTGAACAGAAGAACCCGAAGCATCTACATTAACTACTATATTTGTAGTTCCTGCACCAGTTTTTTCATTGGAAACAATTCTGCCACCAGCATTTGGAACAAACATTTCTGGACCACGTTCTCCAACCATATAACTTTGACCAGCACTAACAGGACCACCATTAGCTCTTTTAAAGAAGTTACCAAAACCAGGAATCGATGATAGTAAAGCATTCACACCAAAATCAAGTAACTGTCTTTGAATTGATCCAAAGACACTTCGAGCTACATCACCAAGAGTTTTAGTTCCATTTATCGCACCTTCTAATGCATCCACAATTCCAGTTTCTATAGAAGAGGCTATACCTTGATATAAAGTATTTAATTTTTCTAATTCACGTTTTAAACGTATTTGTCTTTCTATTTCTGCTTCATCAAATTCAACACCAGCCTTTTTAGCAGCTTCTATAAGTCTATTTTTTTCTTTTATAATTTCAGCTTCAGCATTTCCAAGAGTAATAGCATTTTCGAGAAATGAAATTTGATCTGTTAAGGATTTAGTTATCATTTCATATTCCATTCTTGCTAGTTCAGCAGCTTTTTTACGAGCATCTTCTATTTTTTTTGCTTTCATTAACTTAGCGATTTGATTATCTAATTGTCTGGCTACATTTTTATTTGCATTTTGTCTTTGTTTTACTAAATCCATTATTTCTTGATTGTCAGTGACATTTTTGGCTTCTGCCAATAAATTTGATCGTTCAAAACCTAATATTGGTCTACTTAAATCATCATCACCAGCACTTTGAGTAAATAATTTTGCTATATCAGCACCAAGTCTTGTAAAAAATTTACTCATTTCATTTGTAAGATTTTGACTTTGATCTCCAAAAGCTTTTAAAGCTCTAACACCATCTTCGCCAACTAATTTTGAAGTCTCATCAATTACAGCATTATAAGCAGCTTGTTTTCCTTGAGTTTGTTCAACTAATTTTAAATATCTTTGTGTATCAGTGCCTAGTAAACCAAAAGATTTTGAAACCGTATCAATATCTAAATTCTTAGGATCTAATGCTTTTCCTAATTCATTTAAACCTTGAATAGCAGTAGTAAGTTGTTGAAGAACAGCAGTAGCAACAAGACCTCCTGCAAAGCCTCCCATTTGTCCACCCATTTTTGTTCCTAAAAATCCACCAGCAAAACCAGCTGCACCACCTAATGGACCTTGTCCAAATAACAATGGAAATGCACCACTTACTAAACCACTCTGTAAAGCACCGCCTTGTTGTAAATTCCCTAAAAATCCTTGACTCATTCCAGGAAACATTTTTTGTTTTTTTCTAGCACTTGCATTTTTATTAGTCGCAGTTGTATTTTGATTCATTAACCTCGTCTGATTTGCAACCGCTTCACTCATTTCATTAAACATTACTGAACCAATCTGAACTTCATCTCTCATCATTTCAAATGATTCTAAAGCAGCCATTTGTTGTTTTCTAGTATTTCCAACAACTTTTCCTGTCTCATTTACTTGTTTTGCATATCTTCTAATTTGTCCTGTGGCTTCTGCAATTTGATCTCCAACTGGACCTCTTATTGCTTTACCTAAATCTAAACTTCTAATTTTACTAACACTATTTTCTAATTCTTTTGCTTTTGCTTTTGCTTTATCAAGCTGAGATAAACCAATCGCTCTAAATTTTATATTTACACCATATTCTCCTGCCATGAGATTCGACCTTAAAACAAAACTTTATTTAAGTGTACCGCTTTTAGGGTTTTCTTGCTCGTGATTTGTTTTTAGAATCTTGTACAGCTTTTTCTTCAATTTCTTTTCTTAGTTCAAAAAAAGCAACCCAATGAATAAGTTCTTCTTGAGTTAATTTACTTGTTAGTTCTTTTATTGTCATTCCTAACTCTTTGGCTAAAAAAAACATAAAAAACCAATCATTTTTAGCTTTTTAAAGTTGCTTTCGCTTCCTCCACCTTATAAATGTCTCCAGAATTTAACATGGCTAATTGAATATCCTGTAAGACTCCTGCATTGATTTCTCTTCTTAGTGACGCTTTATGACCATCTTGAAATATTCTTTTACCATTTTTATCTAATGCTTTTGTAATCATTAAATTTAAAGCGAACTCATCACCAGAAGCAGTATCTCCAGATTTCGCAACAATTGATTCTCTTTCTGCAATAGTTAATGGATGCCAATATATTTCTAAGATTGTTTCATTTCCATCTTTCAATTCATACAAATATTTTTGGCTAACACCAAATTTGTTCTTAAGAAGTTCAATAGCTTCCATACAATTATTTAAAGTTCTTATATTATACTAGGCATTAGCCGTAAATTGGCAAGATATTATACCGACAAAGTGACTCCTATCTTCAACATCTAATGGTGTAGGGCCATTTATGTCTCGTACTCTAGGTTTACAACTAAATGTATCTGTATATCCAGAAGCATTAACAGAAGTAAGACCATCAATTACAGCTTCACACATTTCAGATAATGCTGATGTACCTTTTGATTTAGGAACATACACATTACATTGGATAACACCAGAATAATAATCTGAAGCTGCACCTTGATTCTGTAAAGTTGATTGTTCAAAATCTAAACTCATAATTATATATTTTTTAGTTTTTCCAGGAGATGTAAAATGCACATTGTCATAAACCATCAAAATAGTAGGATCTACATCTGATACTTTATCTGTAACTGCTTTTTCAAAAGCTGCTCTTGTATTTACTAAAGTCATAATTAAAATTCAGTGTATTTGATACCTACATTTCTTTGAGTTTTAGTTGATTTAGGAGAGTTATTAAATGTAGTGCTACCTCCAAGAAATATTTTACCTTTATCTGTCATAGTTTCGCTTATCATTTTTCCCAGTGAACCTTGTATAAACATTTGCAATTTACCACCTTCTAAAGCATATATAGAATATTTAGCTTTGTTACCAATATAAACAGGTCGTTTATAATTAAATGCACGTTTTACGGGATATCGTGGTTCTATTACTGGATTTTTAGGTTTATTTTCTTTAACAGAACTAGCAAGAAACATTCTTGTAGCTTCTCTTTTTATACCAGCCCATGGTTGATGTTTTTGTATTAAATCATTTGCATTTATTGGACTACTTTGAACTTTCCAACTAGAAGCAAAAAATCCTGTATAAACAGGACTATGTTTTTTTGTAGATAATGTTCTATGTACTTTTTTTATAAGAGCATTAAAGTCTCTTGAGATATTTCTATCAAGATCTTTTGGTAAATCACGGAGTGTTCTTGCAACCATTAGAACCTCACTAATAATGTAAACAAATAAGTTTGTCCACCTTTCTTTGTATCGATATCAACTATCTGTGCAACTCTATTAGAACCAGCAAAACTAAGTGTAATCTCGTCATCTAAATCTGGTTGATTATCTCCAATCAAATCTGGAGTAATGTATATCTTGGCTTCTCTCATTTCCTGTGCTGCTTCTTCTTCAGAACGAATAAAAGATATTGGTACTTTTATATCTGAATAAGTTGTATCTACAGTAATCTGTTCTCCTGTTTCTACGTTATAACTAGATATTCCTTTCTTTGTATAAGTAATAGTGTGATCAAACGAATCACCTAAAGTTGCAACAACACTTTTAGCAACACTTTTAAATAATGAATCGAGTTGACCTGCCATTATCCTCTAACTACCCTCATTTGAAATGTTCCTGCTCCACCAAGCATATATGCTCCAAGATAACTTTGTAACCAAGGGTAAACATCTAAAATATTGTTTATAGATCCAGTTCCCTGACTATCAGTATTATATTTAACTTGAAGATCTCCTAGCTTGACTTCAGAGAAATTACCATCTTTTCCAGTAGTGCCTGTAATAGCACCAGTATCATTTGCTAAAGCCCTAGCTAATTCATATTGTGCATATTTAATATTTAATGGAATAGTTGAACAAGCCAGTTCAACACCATCTACCTGATAATTATTTCTAGGAAACTTTAATGCTTGTCCATCATCACATCTATCCCCATAAAATACAAAGCTATCAATCCATCTTGTAGCTGATATTAATGCTCTGTTTTTCTGATCGTCTGTTTTATTTGTCCAAGTCGAAGAGTCTGGAACTGTCTCAAAATAACTATTAGCTTCTGTCAATGTGACATAGCTATTAGCATTAGCATCTTTTATAGTTGCATTTATAGTGGCTGCCACGATAAGAAAGTAATTTTAGTTTTATTGTAGCGTAAAGAAAAAACCCCACCAATAATTGATGAGGTTTTTAATGACCACTTTTTAATACTATTAAGAAATAGTAGATGTATCAAGTGGTGAGTTAACGATTAGCTCAACAATAGGAACTAAATCTACATCATATGTAGCAGCCCAGTTGCTTGAGCTCATTAACTGAGCATTAGTTGGGTTATCTGTAGCAGATGCCCACTTAGTACCCATAATGTGATAAGCAGTATGATAATCAACTGACATGACATCTTGCTTAGATAAGATGTTTCTATCTGATTCAATGCTTAGAGGAGATTGCTGACCTTCAAGAATTGTTCCTGACTTAATTAAGTAACAACGGAACTCAGTTTGATGACCAGATGCACCAGGAGCAGATGTATTAACTTGAGAGTCAATAACAACATTCATACCAGCGAACTGACCGATTGATCTATCAGTAACGCCAACACCACCGCCACCCCATTGGATAGCACCGCCAGAAGTTAGAGAATCACTAGAGAATGTCAACATACCAACCTGATATAGGTAATAAGCAACAGATGGGTGAATTACTAGAGTATCTAGCTCTTCGCCTCTTTCTCCAAGAAGTGATCTTGCTCTTGCTGCTGTAGCTGCTGTTAAGAAGTTATCAGCATCAGCACCAGTACCAGCTTTTGCAATGTCAAGATGATTAGCACCTAAAGCACCTGCACCACCAGCAAATAAACCATTTAGATGACTAAATAATCTTGCTGAGTTTAATTTATTGATAGCATCTGCAATTTGGTTTCTGATGTGACCCATTGGATCTTCACCAGCAGCCAATACAGCTACATCATCAA